CGTATCTTTACCGCAGATGGAACAAGTCCAAGGTCTAATGATTTTTTTGACGGTTCCGTCAGGGGCAATATCCAAAAAGAAATGTTCATCATCTCTTGGTGGACCTTCTTGGTTTCTTCTTTCTTGCCAATACTTGTTTCTCACAAGTTCCCCTAAGGTATAGTTGTTTGAATTACTGAGAATTTCTTCTGATGTGATGGTCACTGTAATGCTCATATGATTTGTTTTTAAAAAAATATGATACAAAAACAAAAAAACAAATCTATTTATATGTTATGGAAAAAAAATCACAAGAGTGGTTAGAAAAGTTCAGAAATACCTTGGGTGAAAAGTATAAGTACATCTTAACTTCAGAGCTCAAAAATTATGAAGTGCTAAGTTGTTTTTGTGATGAAGTGGTTTTAGATAAAAATGACGAATTGATGGAAATAAGTTTGGATATTCATGTGGATTTCATGGGTGGATGTAATGGTGATTCATATTCAATCGGTTATATGATAAACCAAATGAACGATGACTTAAGAGCTGTATTATATAAATTTATTGTTGATAAAAAAACTTTAAAATTTAGAAAAGCAAGTGATAATGACCCAATGTTAAATGACGGATTATTTTTAGACTTCATTTATAAAATTGATGAGAAACACGAAGCCAAGATTTTTTATAAATACGATTACGAAGATTTGTAATGATAAGTAACGAAAAGATATATAAGATTGCCAAGAATTTACATGAGTTCACGGGACTACACACTTACAGTTCCCCAACCAATGTAATTACCCTTTTCAAAAATAGAAGGGACCAAACAACAGAATACATAAGAAATTTCGGACCAGATAATTTCGTTAAGATTTGTATTGCAATGTGGGGAATATCAAGACAGGCATCATTTGAAGAAATTGAAAGATGGTATGAGGAATTGTTTTTTGCAACTGTGTTTTACACAGATGGGGATTACCATGAAAATGAGTGTGATGACTGTAGCGGGAATGGAAGTGTAGACTGTGATTATTGTGATGGGAATGGAAGAATTGATTGTGATGACTGTGACGGAAGCGGTAAAATTAGTTGTGATACATGTGATGGAGATGGTGAGGTTGAGGATGGTGGTGATACGAAGACTTGTGAAACTTGTGATGGTGATGGTGATGTATATTGTGATACTTGTGACGGTGACGGCTACGATACATGTGACGAATGTTCGGGTGGAGGTAATCAAGAATGTAATGAATGCGACGGTAGTGGTACAATAGTATCTGATTTTGAAAAGAATTATTATGTCCAATTAATCGCATCTTGGAATCCAACACTCAAAACTAAATGTGAATTAGAAGAGGAAACAATGAAGCCAATAACCTCCCAAACCAAATTTGAATCTCTAAATTCCGTGATGATATTAAACACCGATGAAAGCTATGCTGAATTAGATACTGAGGTTCAAGAACATAAAATATACTGTTTGCAGTTTATGGGAGACTCACCAAGATTAAGTCTATCTCCATTTGATACTAAAATAGATATGGTAGCTTGGGACGCTGACCACCTTTATTTATGAGTGAAGTAAATTATTTTTTGAAGGTTTTATCGAAAGAAGGATATCCAAATCCTGATGTAAAATCTATTGCCGCAATGATGGATTATAATATAGAATTATTTCTATTAGACCTAAAACAAGAAATCGGTGAAGATGGTGTAGTTGATTTTTGTGAGAAAGCAATAGAAAAACTTACAGGTAAAGAAGGTCTTAGAGTTGATTTGGATGGACCAAACGGTGATGAATATTGTTATATACACATATACCCAATATATTACCACGAGGATGAATCTGAAAATGATGTTATAAGTAAACATGTTTGGGGTGACTCAAAAATTTTGAGTACAAATGAAGAAGGTGAAGGGGAATATATGACTATTCAAGAGGTCATTGATAATACAGACATGGGTGGTTGGTCTGATTTAGACGACCTACTCGACCATATCAAAGAGAAAGCATACAACAAAGTATATCAAAACTGTGGTTTTGGTATATGGTGGGAATAAAAAATGGGAGACCGAAGTCTCCCATAGGGGCTGTACGGTTTTAACAGCCACTCCACCACCAAGTTTTACTTAACTTGGAAATCATTTCTAAAAATAAGATTAGCAATAAATTCCACCTGTTTAGAATCCTGATAGCCTAAAACATCATCATTGGCTTCAGGGACATAGTATTTTGTAACAAAGTCCCGAGTTTCCTCATCTAAGATGGCAATCTCAAAATCATTCTCGAAATCTCCGTATAAACCCTGAGCACCTCCCACAATTGAAAGAGCGACCTTACCATCGGAAAGGACCGTTTGACGAGCTCCTTCCATTCTATTTGAGTGAGGCTTAGAGTAAGATATTATGTCTTTAATTGTAATCATTTTGAGTTCAGAAGTTGTTTTAATTTAATTTCAAGAAGTTCGATGTTGTCCTTATCCTTACGGTTCTTGTTAGGTTTCATTCGAATACAGTCAATAATCTCACGGATATAATCCGCTTCAGACTGCTCAAGAGGTTCGGGAGAACCTTTGAGAAGTTTGTCTTCATTTTCAACATCGTCCTTGGCATTTCTCTCGCCAAGTTTGTACGCCCCGTACACAAGCGCTCCGAAGAACGCATATCTTAGAATTTGTTTGGTGTTCATTTGGTTACCTCCGCTTCGATTTTAGATTTATTAACAAGATGGTCAGTTAAAGTGTACATATCAAGTTTGGTAGTAACAATTGAATTTACCAAATGCTTGTATGGTATATGAACCAAAAAATCGGCTCCATTGAAAAATGTGAGGTCGTTTTTGGTCTCGATACAACCTTGTACGAGTTTCAAGAACAACTTGAATTGACTAGCATTTACAAAGGTCTCTTCCAAAAGAACTCCGAAAGTCTCGTGTTGAATTTTTACGTGATGGCTGTGTAGGTTCATATCGTTTTTATTTACAACAAAGATAAACAATTATTCGGTACCACAAAAATTATTTTTTAAATCTGTGGAGATATAGGTGTAACTACTTCTTTACCATCAGAAATGATTCTATAAGTGGTGATTTCACCCAAATCAGGGAAACTTATGAGTTCGACTCTAATCCCCCATTTTCCCACTTGATTGTTGACTTCAGGTGTTACAATCGAAGTCAAATCCACCAAGTCCTCCCAAGTTGTACCTTCGACCATATCACGGATAATACCTTGAGTTGTATCAACCAATACGTCATTTGCGTGCATCACCCCCAAGAGAAATTTTTCAACATCGTAGATATGATATCTAACAATACTTGATAACACAACACTTTTTTCATCCAAGGAAGTAACAGTTTGTGGTTTTAAATTGACCGTTTGGGTAATAACAGGGGTTACCCAAATCTTATCAAAGAAAGGGAGTTTAAAATTTAAACCTGGATAAACTACTTTTTTGAATTTACCAAAGGATAAATGCACTCCTTGTTCCCATTGGTCAACTATTTTGAATGGAAGGATATCGTGGATGAAAGTAACAACGACTTCTATTAATTTATCAAACATATAATTTGGGTTTTGTACCACAAATATACGAAAAAATTTTGAATATTATTAAAATTATTTGTATTTGAGTAGTCTATCGTTTTGAATCATGTATACATACTCGGGCAAGAATTCTTCAATTTCCTTATAGAATTTTTTACAGTCTTTGACTCTTTCACTTTCATCGTAATTGTATACAATTTTTCTGAACCATACGTGGTCCCAATTAAGTTCTTCTTTTGACTTATCATGAGATAACACATAGAAAAATGGGTCAGCTCTTCCTATCTCCGAATCAACATATTCTGTATCAGCCAAAAAAACCCTATCAGTTAAAGTTTGAGGTAAGACATTATTATTTCTAAGTGATTGACCAAATAGTCCTTGGTCTGTTACAAGCCAAAACCATTCAGGAACTTCATTTTTGGTGTTTACCGCTTTCAAATGTTCTTCAAGATATTCTTTCTGAACTGTCTCGTCATTGATATAAAGAAACGAAGTATTGGGTATTAACATCTTATAAGAATAACCGTCCTTTGGTTTCCAATGTTTGATTTCTGAATATTGTTGTTCTGTTGGATAATAATACCCTCTTGGGATTTCCCAATAAGGAATTGTAATTTTCGATTCAAAGACCCATTCAGGGAGCTTTTGTCTGACGATAAAATCCAAATCCAAAAAAACAAAAGGACCTTTTTCTTTTCCGATTACAAAAGATTTACCCGAAGTCCAAAATTGACCAGCATCAACATAATCGTAGTTTTCAAGGGTATGAACATCAATTTCATCCCACAACTTAATCATGTTGTTTTTTCTATAATATTCGAAACCAGTTTTGTCGGTGAAAAGTTTTGTTGGTCCATTGAATCTTTTCCAATAACCAACCGCCAATATGGTGAACAATAACTCTTGGTCTGTGGTCATGTAGACATCAGACTCTTGAGCTCTATAAACACTGAAAGCATGACCTCTCAGCCTTTTTCTCTCAACGTAAGGTTTCGTCCAATTTACGAAAACACCCTTCATCATCTTTTAAATTATAGATTTCATTGAGAATTTCAAGACCTCTCACGTCGTTTAAAGAATACTCTGCATAGTTTCTTATTGTTTCAATTTCAGGTTTATAATATTCACCGTTCAAACTGAAATCTTTTTTATTATTACCATAATGATAAATAAAATTGGATGAATTTTCCAACGTAATATCTAGGTCGACAGCATATTCGGGAAGTGGTCCATCTTGTTCATCATTAATGAGAACAGCGACCTTTTTGTTATTTTTCTTGATTAACTGTGCAAGCATATACTGTTCAGCAAATAATATATAGTTTTCACAGTAATCTATATTTTTGTTTTTGTTAACACTACTCCACTGATACATATAATCCAACGCAAAATCACAATATTGATTTTTGAAATCATTGTCCTTGATGTAAAGACATGAAACATTTAATGAATAACCATCCCACTCAAAGTCACTTCCTATTACAATATCTTTTAGACAATGTTCAGGAGTGGAGTAATAGTATTTCCCCTCGATTGATTCGAAAGAATATGCACCAACGTCGTGATTGAAAAATCCAATTTTTGAAATGTCTTTAAACAATCTGAAATCCAAATCAAAAACTGTCGTAGGTCCTTTTGTCGCCCTTTGAGCTAAAATTTTTGAATATGCCCAAAAAAACTTTGGACTTATTTTATATTCTTTATTCAAAACTGAATCGTTGATTTCATTAAAAAGGGATGTGATTCTGAAATTCCCCAAATACTTTCTAGTGTGGTCATCACAAAAAAGGATTCGATTAAAACTTGGAAAAAATTTTTTAACAAAAAGTACATTCGATACCAAAGACATTAACTCTGGTTTGGATTGTTTCCAACTCGAATCCTTATATCTATCATGGGCAACCCATATTGCGTTCATGGTAGAAAAATAATAAATGATGGGAAATAAAAAACCCCAAGTTTAACTTGGGGTTAGAATATTTTTTTAAAGTTCTGTGGTTATATCCACCGTAGCGTTTTGGGGAGCTATCGGTGTTCCGCCAGGTCCTGTAGAACTCGGCTCCACAATATCAACAGGATTTGTACCTGTTCCATTTACAACTGATGATGGTTCAACGTTTGTTATATCGTTCCCTGGTATCAAAGCTGGATTAACAGGATTTAAATAATCATTCTTATATTTTGACCAAGCCGCTGATGTGTATCTACCAAACTTGCCATCCGCACCAAAACTTCCTAATTCAGAGCCTTTACCTTGACTAACTACCCAATCTTGGAAAGTTTTAACACCTGTAGTATCTTTTAACTCTGAAGGTATTTGATACACAGTTCTTGGTCTCGGATGAGAACCTCCTCCTCCACCAGAACCACCAGAACCACCACTACCACCTGCATCGCTTGGCGGAGTACCAATGATTTGTTCAAAAATCTGAGTATTTTCTGAGTCTGTTTTTGATTGATTGTAAAGCATAAGTTTTTGCATCTGCCTTATTTCACTTATAATTTCTTTTTTCATATTAGTTAGTTTTTGCTGTCCAAGTTTGAAGTACTAATCCACGTTTTTTACCAGGTCCTCCTTCCTCACAAGTTCCTTTGGTTGTCCATTTTTTTGTACCTTTCTCGAACAAAACATTATTACCAGCTGGAGCACCATCACCAATATCTCTTCCATCTAAATAAAATGAAAGTTTTCCACCTTGCCAATCAACTTCAGCATATTGGTTTGGTGAATTACCGTATGCTCTATAAGTTGGTTCTGATTCAACGCAATAAAATTTACTCGTTTGAGTTGCGGCAGTTGATGCTGGTGATGAAGGTGGTGGAGTTTCAACTGTTTTACAATACCCGTTCTTCTCATTCTTAATCAATTCCTCGAGTTCTGTTTTAATTGATGGCGTTTGAATATCTACCATTTTGAGGTCCTCCACAAAACTTCCGTACCCTCCCGTGCCTCCTTCTTCAGCAGCTTTTGATGTATAAAATTTATCAAATTGTTTGTATGCACATTTACCTGTTCTTGAAGATAAATTACTAAACACTTCATCTTGTAATATTTCTTGTATGGATTCAACATCGGAGTTTTCTACGTCCCCATCCATCAAATCTACAATTCTCTTAGCAACATCTTTCAATGTTGCGTCATCCAAACCTGTTGATGTTTGTTCAGAAATCATACTTTTATTAATCAACTGAATAAGTTGTGATTCTGTAAGTCTAATTTTTGTCTTAGCCATTTTTCCTTTTTTTTATAAATATATCCTTATGATTATAATCCATTGATTTTGATGTCGTCAGGATTACTTGGTATTTGTTGGTCATTTGGTAATTGAACTGCGTTTGCGTCGGGAACCACCGCTGGTGTGCCAGCCGCAGGTGTGCCAGCTGCAGGGACAGGAGCCGATTGAGCTGGTGCCTCAGGATTATAGTATGGTTCTCCTGAACCTATCTCTGACCCAGGAATTACATTCGGATTTTGAGCCGTTCCACTTGTATATTCTGTTTTATAGGAAGACCAAGCCTTACTTGTTCTTGGTCCGAATCTTCCATAACCTCTATTTCTATTCAATTTTCCTTCAGGGAATCCTGTTGCCCATCCTGGCTTATTTTGGTCTAACCAATCTTGGAAAGTTTTCACACCGTTTGTGTCCTTAAGTTCTGAAGGTATTTGTGGAGTTTTTGGTTGAGTTGCTGCCTTAGCTTTTTCAATTTCATCCGCTGTGACTGTATAGGTTGAAACGTAACTGTTCCATGTTTTACCATCGAAAGCACTTCCAGGGTTTCTTATTACTCCTTGTAAGTCAACTTTACTGTAAATATTATTTATATTTGTTTGTCTTTCTTGGTTTTGAGGTTGTGGTAATCCTGGTAAACCCAATTCACTAATTAATTGACCTGGTTTGAACGCTATCAATTTATTTATTTTTGATAACTCTTCCAACAAAACTTTTTTCGAATCCATATTTAAACCTTTATCAAATAAATATACCGTAAACAAAAAAACCCCAACGTAGAAACGAAGGGGTTTGGCAAAAAACTCTGAGAATACAAGTTTTATCGAGAATCTTTAGAAGGATTATTGGTTCCCTTCATTTCCACTTCCTTTTGAGAAGTAATCCTCAGTCACGGTCAATTAGATTAACCAATTCTTAAGTTGTGTACTACTCTCTCTTTACTCATCACTCTCCGACCCTGCCGAGCCAGTTCATCCTTGCGAGATTAGAGAATTTTCGAGAAACTCATGTCGGGTTTGGGACCCTTCACGGCAATGAACCTCTCATTACTATGTAGTGACCTGTCGTCCACAACTGACGAGCACTTTTCCTTTGATTTTATTATTTTGTAATAGCAATACAAAGTAGTGGTTTACGGATGAGGAAGGTAGCGGCCCGTCACAAGCCATGCCATCTTTTGGACGACACGATACTAAACTACCCTCTGAAGTCTCCCGACCTCCATGTTTTACGACAACTTCATAACTCATACCCTTGGTAGGGTCAAGGTTAAGGTTGAATCAGCACCACCTGTTTTTCAACATACCTTTCGGTTTTAAGTCACCGTTTACATTGGAAAACGTGATTTTAATGGTGGATGCCATTAGTTCTCACATGTATCCTTCAGGTTATTCTTGTTAGTCTTCCGACCTCAACCAAACGACCCGTATCGCTTGGTCACCCAACCACGTTCCCTACAGTGTTACCCTCGGTAGTAAAGGTTAGATGATATCCTGATTGTCTACTCGAGTTCCACCCGAAGATGAAACCGCAGAAACCACCAAACCAGTGATTCCCACTTTATACTGCTTTCACAGTTTATTTAACGACCATAGACGGCCAATATCTTAAAACAAAGAACTAAAATTTTGGAAAGAAGAGGAATCTTTACGACCTACCGAAGTTGGAACATTTACAACCCCTTCCTTCCAATTGTCTTACAAAGTTAAGAAAGATTTTGGAATCAGTCAAATCCTTATAAAACTTTTTTTGAAATTTTTTCATTTAATTCCGAAGACCCCCTACTCTTAATAGGACAGGTTTAAATGAAATATTTCAAAGAACTAATCAGGTCTCCCTGATTGTAGTTGCGAGGGTAGGATTCGAACCTACGACCCCAAGGTTATGAGCCTTGTGAGCTACCGCTGCTCTACCTCACGATATAAGTTAATGATAAACTCCTACTACCCCACGGTCACCTATCCACGTCATGCGCTGGTTGTACCAGCAGGAGCTATCAATATTTTTAAGAACTTAATTTGAAAAAGAAGTCCCACAAATCTAAGGAGATTTTCTCAAATAACCAAATTCGTGGGACTGAAATTTCGAGATTACTATTTTATTCATCTCGGTGTTTCACTTTTTGAAAAAACTCTCGTTCTGTCGTATGTAGTGAAACATTTTTTGGGGTGTTCGTCCTTTCGGACATGAACATATAAATATTCCCAAAATGACGAAAAGTAACCTTTGTAAAAAAAATATTTTACAAATCCATGTCGTCGATATTCTTTTTTATTTGTCTTTCGATATCCCACCAACAGTAAAGACCAAAAGCAATTACTCCTACAAATATAATCCAAATCATTTTAATATAATTTCAGCGAGTTTATGCATGTATTCACCCGAAGTTTCAGGTTTTACCTCATCGATTGTGAAATATCCCCAATCTGTATGTTCTTCACCGTCAATAGCGTTTTCTAAATCAGGTTCAATACATTTTTCGACTTCTAACAAATAAACATACATTAAACCTTTTACCTTTTTTCCATCACGGGTATGTCTTGGAATTAGTCCGATGAACTTTAATTCAAGTCCATCAATATCTTTAGCAGTTTCTTCGAAGAATTCTCTTCGAGCACCTTCTTGGGTTGATTCATTTTCTTCAAGTTTACCACCTGGAATGGACCACATACCAGGAAAAGAACCAAGATTATTTCTTTTACATAGGAGGATTTTATCTCCACATTTGACCATCACACCAACGTACCTTTGTTGTTTCATTGTATTTATTAAATATGATTGTTGAAATTAACGAAAATTATTTTAAAGTTAAAACTTTAACAGACCCAAAATCACAAAAAGTTGGGATGATGAATAAAGTTTTTGATGACTCATTTAATGGTTTATTATTTTTAATGGGTGGAAAGAAACAATGTTTTTGGATGAAAAATTGTATCATTCCGCTCGACATAATTATTATAAAAAATAATGTAATAGTCAACATTCACCACGATTGTCCTCCATGTTTAGAGGAGCCTTGTCCAAGTTATTGTGGTAATGGTAATATTGTTTTGGAAGTTGAAGGTGGTACTTGTGAGTTGCTTGGTATTGAGGCTGGCGATTCGGTTGAATATCACATTTAGTTTTTCCAAATAGTTTCGTTCACGTCTTCTCTATTTCCAATAAATCTTGCCAAAACAAAGAAGAAATCACTTAATCTGTTAAGATAGATTGTGATTGGGTGTAGTTTTTCGAAATTATCCAATACTTTACATTCTAATACTTCAATTTCAGTTCTTCTTGCAATTGTTCTACAAATATGTGCTAAACAACTAGCTCTTGTACCTTTGGGTAAGATAAAATTTTTCAGTGGTGGTAACTGTTGATTCATCACATCCATAGCATCCTCTAACAACTTTACATCCTCTTCGGTAACTTCAGTTAATTCTGTTTTATTATCGTTGATAATCATGGACCCCGCATTGAAAAGATTCCATTGGATTATTTCCAAATCAGCATGTGAATTATAGGTCTCACTTCGGAGTAATCCTACAAATGAGTTAAGTTCATCGAGTGAACCTACAGCCTTAATTTCTTGAATTGTTTTGGGAACCCTTCGGCCTGATAACAAACTTGTTGTGCCGTCGTCACCTTTTTTTGTGTATACTTTGTTTGCCATACACAAATAATAAGTCAATTATTGTTCGACTTCAACTTTTGAAGAATTAATTTTTTCTTTGATTTTTTCAACCATTTTCTTTCCCACTTCCTTCATAAACTTTATATAGGGCACATCGGGTTTGTCGGGTGAATATCTATATGGGTCTTCGGATGGTCTTGTTTTCCTACCTAAATAATTGAGCCCTGAAATGTTTGTAATACACTTATGTCCTCCAGATTGAGACTGAATAAAATCCCACATATTAATACCTACTTTATCTAACATATGTTTTTCCTCTTCAGACAACTCAGAAAAAGGTTTGTCCATAATTGGTTTCAATTTGGATATAATTTCTTCTCCTCCCTCAATCATTTGAAATTTACCCCCAAATAGTGCTTCAAAATCTTTAAATGTGAATCCAACACTTTCGGGTCCAACAGAAATTTCACTTATCCATTTCATAGTTGAAAGGGGTATTACTCTTTTTTTCAGTGCAGGTTCATATTCCAATAAAACTTCTTGTGCTATCTCCCCCAAATTAACTCCCTTAAGTTGTCTTTCTTTTTTAAAAGGGTTACAAGATGCCTGTAATAGTCCCATTGGCCACAATAAAACTAAAAAGTCTGCATCAGGGTGAACTCTGAATGGAGTATATCTATCATAGGAACCACTTTTCATACTTCCAGCTCCATATTGGAAAATTATTCCGTCTTGATAAACTCTTTTTGGATAATTTTTCATTTGTTCGTGATAATCTTCTGACCTTTTTTGTAGAACATCAACTGTTTCTGCATTGGTAGCTTTCATCCACGATTTAATGTTATTCAATATTGAAAGTAATGATGGTTCTGAATTCATTACAAGGTCTTCCATGAAACCTTTTTTATTCTTGAAGGCTAATATTAGTTTGTTAATAACTAATCCAAGTAACATCTTGTTTTTAGACAGTGTCTTATCTTTATCAAGTCTAAAAATGTAATTAACGACATCTTCAGGATTCAAACCTTGCTTCACAAAGTCAGCCGAATCTACAGTGCTAATTAACGTGATGTCCTGAGAGGGAAATAAATCTTTTGGTGATACTATTTGTGAAATTGTCTCTACGTTGGAGCGAGCTTGTCTAAATGATTTTGATGCTTCTTTTTCCGCACCCACTTGCTTATCATGGTGGTCAGTGTGTATTTTAAACATTGGTTTACCATGTGCAAAATCCACCAAAACTGGCATTGTATCACCTTCGGCATCATTTTTTTTAACAGCAAATTCTTTGTCCCCATATTGAATTACGTGAGCCCCGACAACTTCTATACCATTATCCTCAAGATATTTTTTCATGGCAATTGCGGTGGTCACACCATCTAAATCTTGGTGAAAATAAATTTCGGCTTTGGGATATCTCTTCCTTAAAGCCGATATGTCTCTAAGACCTGACTCAACAATTACTCTTTTCATTACTTCAATTCAATCGAAAAAATTTCGAATTTCTTCTTTGTTTTAGGCTCGTATCCGAACATTCTCTCACCGTCTTTGCCCATTTCAAACATGAATGTACCCTTTGGTAAAGCTGTTTTAACCTTCATAGATTGTTCACGACCTGTTTCAGTTCTAACAACTAAAATTTTGTTTCCTTCAGAATCCATTTTTATTTCCGCTTCTGCATTGGCACCTGGTGTTACAATTGATATTTTTTTGTCTTTTTGTTCACGGATTATTCTTTCAACAATTCTGTTTAAATCCGATTCAGTTAATTTAATAATTTTTGCCATTAGTATTTGAGTGTTAAAAGGTATTTTGATTTATTTATTAAACCTAGCATTTCATCTCGTAGATTGAGTAAATCGGTATCATATCTAGAGTCTAATTGGTCAGTCATACCAACCATAAATTCAGTAATGCCATCCATAAAGTTTTGAATACTCAATGCACTTATGTCTTGAAACATAAGAGCAAACTCAGGTTCAAACTCAGGCCTACCATACTTACCCATCATAGTTTCTGTAAACTTATCAATGAGACCATCTAGTCCCTCATATATTTGACCATAGGTCTTGTGTTTTGCGTCACCAAATGTTTGCCAATGAAGAAATCTCCATTGTAATTGAATTTGTACTAATTTTTTTATTAACTCTTCTTTCATAATAATAAGTATTAGATTCCAGGAATCGGGTTAAGTCTTCCGAGTAACATACTTTTCAAGAAACCCGCAAATGGGTCTTTATCGTCACTACCAGAACTGCTAGTTTTTATTGGTTCATTCGATACCACAGATTGAGTTTGAGGTTTTTGACTTGGAATATTTTCTTCTCTGTTGAACTTCATAATTTCCCCATATTTCTTATCAGCTTCCCCTCCTCTATCATATTTACCAAATTGGTCATCAAAATTTTCTAAGGCTTGAGGTGTTTGGTTGTATTGTTCTATTTTTTTCAACATTTGGGTTTCTCCCATTTGATTTGAAAGTTCCTCAGGACCGACGAAATTTCCTATTCCGATATAATCTAAGAAACCTAACCACCATTTAGTTTGTCCCATAAGTATTTTTACTCTTCTACCTTCAGGACTTCTGAACAATCTTGGGACACCTCCAAAAAATATTTGACTTAGACCTCCTGGTTTTGATAAAGAAGCAGCATCAAATATTTTGGTACTTTTTGTTAAATCGATAAGAGCTTTAACGTCATCGGCTTTTGCAACACCTTTTGCAAAATCTGCAGATAAACTTGATGCCAAACCTTTCACACCCACACTTTTCTTTCCAGCGTTTTGTAAAAGTTTCAAGTAATCAGTCATGGTATTTTTCAAACCATTGAATGGTCCGAGTGGTAATGCGTCTAAGGTTCCAATAATATTATCACCAGTTTTACCACCAAACTTTTGAATTACCTTTCCTAGTGCGTTTGGTGCTTTTGCAAAATCGTCAACCAATTTAGCTGCGGACAGATACTGTTTGCTACCAGGTGTGGCAGTCTTCATTATTTTTAGTGCTTTATCAAGGGCTTTAGTAGAGTTTGTACCAAGTTTAGCAGCACCCATCACTGATTTACCAACAAAATCTCCGAACAAAGGTATTGCGCTTACCAAACTCAATATACCGTAAAGGGTATCTCCTTGAGAGAAATAGGAAATGGCGTTGATTGAGTCGGTAATTGGCGTAGGGTCAACTATTCCTAAAAAATCCATGGCAGTATTATACCACTTAGCTTCTTTGATGTTTTTCTTTTGAGGGTACAGATGGTTCAAAACATCCATCACCACTTTTTGTTCCTCAACACTGAGTTTTTCCCATTTGTTTTTGATAGAATCATATGGGCTCTCATTTACTATTTGGTTCTGAATGAGTTCTAATTGAGTTTGGGAAATTATGTATTCAGCCATCGAGGGAATTTTCTTTTATAAATATCCAAACAAATAAAAAAAAGGGTCTTATGACCCTTTCATTTCCAATTTCAATTGTTTGTTCCTGTCGACAAAGTGTTGAACTCTATCATTTGCAACCTCACAATAGTTTTGACTGAGTTCAATTCCAATCCATTTCCTGTGAAGTATCTCAGCAGCCGCAAGGCTTGTTCCTGAACCACAGAATGGGTCTAATACCAAATCATTTTTATATGTTAATATCTTGATGGCTTTCATGGGAATATCCATTGAGAAAGTAGCTTTAGTCATTTGTTTTGTGTCGGCAAAATAATCCCACTGACCATATACTAATTCCATGAACTCTTTTTTATCTTCATCTTGGTATACAGTCTTTTTCTTTATCGTTCCGTCTTCTTGTTGTAAATCAATTATGTCTCCCTTCCATTGAGTTTCCCCTTTGATTTTTTTGATGTGATTTTTTTTATAAGCTAGAATTACACATTCTTTTGGATTATAGATATAAGGTGCGGATGGAGACATCCACGAACCCCAAGCAGTGGTTTTACTCCTATGTGGTGAATTTTCATTCAGGTCTACAAGTCCATAAAATTTATATCCTATGTCCTGCATAATTTTCCAAAGTTCTGCCACCATGAAAATTCTACCTCCCTTGTCTTGACGGTTTATTTCGTAAGGAATGTTAAGTGCGATTCTCCCGTCATCTTTCAGAACCCTAAAAGCCTCCGACAACCATAATACTGAAAATTCTTTGTATTCACTAAAAGGGACATCATCATTGTGGGTATCGTATTCGATACCAACACCATAGGGTGGTGAAGTTACTATGAGGTCAATTGAATTTTCAGGGAAAGTTTTCATGACCTCAATACAATCTCCATTATATATTTTATTTGTTTCCATTAAAGTTTCCCCTCTTGTTTTAATTGTTCACGAATTTTAGTCGCAGATATCTCTCCAACTTCTTGAGGTGGTATGTGTTCAATAATATCATATCCAACTCCTCTCCCAAAATTAACCGATTCAATATCAGGTATGATAATAACTTTAACTGTTTCATCACCCAAAAGTTTCCAAAGTTCATTTTTTATATTCCTTTCAACCTCTTGTGCGGTGAAAGGATTTTTTTCATCTGGCTGAATGTCTCGAATACAAATCAAAACATTTTTTCCTTCGTTAAGTCTTTGGTCAATTAACCACCTATGACCTGCGTGCCAAGGTTGCCATCTACCTATGAACATTGAATATTGTTTTGACCCCGTGTTTTTTAATTTAGGGTCACCCTCTACGTGAATTTTTTGCATACTCTAATACTTTTTTTGTTGATTCTTCAACACTCTCATTGGTGGTGTTGATACTGAGATATCTTTCTGTTGGTTTTTCATATTCCTTAACAAAAAAATCTTCTCTACCTCTGATTTCTGTAGTGTGTATATAAACTTCAACAAGATTATCTCCCATTTTATCTTTGAACCTATCTCTTTGGTCTTTATAAGGTGAAACCAAAGAAACTAATACGTCTTTACCTTGATTATGAAGGTATTGGGCTATCTGTTGAGCTAACTCAATATTTTTTCTTCGACCCGTCTCGGAGTAGTCTTTATTTTCAAACAAATCTCTGAGGTCGTCTCCGTCAATATGAAAAACTCTATGGTCTCTAAGTCTTAGAATTTCCTCACAGATGGTAGTTTTTCCTGAACCAGGTTGTCCTGTTAACCAAATAATCATTTTTCTAAGTTTGTTATTTTTCTGTTTAGATAGAAAGCGGCCTTTTTCAGGTCTTCCAATTCTTTTGTTTGGTCTTTCTTTCCTGCACGGGCAACATATTTTACCACATTGAAAAGATAAGCATCTTTATCTAATTCCCAAGCCTCACATACTTTAATTACTTCGTAAGGATTGTCTGCCCCACCATAATGTTTGGGACCATTTACCATTTCATTTTCAGAATGCATATTAAGTTGTTTTTAAAAGATAAATAATTATTACCAACCAACTTACAACTAAAGCTGTCCAAAAGTATAATAGGTCCCTATCTAATTTTTTCATTTTTTCCAAGAATTTTTATCATACCCGAGAAGTTCAAAATAGTATGAGTTATTATAATATATTAAATCAGCTAATTTTTTATCAATTACTGGTCTGTTTGTATAAACTTTGTTTTTGAATGGATTGTTATTGATAAGTTTTTCCATTTCACCTGACTTATAAAATTCAGAGTATCTTATGAAAGGGATTTTCAAATAATCTTCCAAGAGATTTTCCACTCTGATGAAATAATCAGGTTTTCTGTATTTTAAAAAATTATAAAAGTTGATGTGATAATCACTTTGATATGTTTCTTCTAAACTTTTTATGAGATTTTCTTGAGCTCCAGCTCCGTCGAAACCCGCAGTACAACTTGTGTAGGGATTTCTGCAGGTCATAATAAGTTCATAATCTAAATGGTTTTCAGGGAGTCCAATATAGTGATTGTGCTCAAAACCTTTTTTCCAAATCTTACCCCCTTTACTTACATTGTAAGAAACAAAATCAAAATTATCGAAAATCTTGCACGCAAGCCTTGATGCTGTGTGTGCAGGAGTCCACGTAACAACTTTATTTTTTTCTGATATGTTTATTGCTTGCATTTTTACCCCACTTGTTTTCCATGTATTCTATGTACCTATGGGTCTTATTACCGTTATAGAGCATCCAAGCAAAATAGTAATCAAACCACCATTCAATTTTCTTAAGAAATTTATTCATTAAGCAAAGTATTTGGAAATTGCCTCCAATTTATCATCAGCATCCACCAACATTTGTAGAGCTTCTTCTGCATTTTTATAGAAATCTCCTGTTGAGTGGTCTCCAATACCGCTCGCGTGATTTGATAATAGTTCCAAGGTTAAAAGCGCTTTAGCTTTTTGTGCTTCCGCATCCAAACGGAGCATCTCGATTAAATGAATTTTTACGTTTCCCATTATTTTGATTTTTTTCTAGTTTTTACAAAAGGTTCATTGGAAGGTTGTCCATCCATTTGTTTAGGATTAGGTTTCTTTTTTTGTTCAAGTTCCTCTTCCTTTGGTTTTGGTTTTCTTGTTTGTAATTTCCATTCAGACTTGGGAGCGTAAGCCCAATATCCTGATTTAACTTTGAGTTCGGCTTCTACATCATCAATTCTGGTAATGTGTCCGAGTTCAGTGTTCTTTGTTTCTCTAATTGATTTAATACACTTCATTGGTTTTTTCCTCCATGTTTTTATTTATTGTTTGTAAAATTTCTGAGTCAGTTTTACCTTGTTTAAAGAGTTCATAAATCAATGAACTAGTATCATCTTCAAAGATTAACATATCACTTTTACCATAATAACCTTTAAGATTATTACTCTCAAGTGCCTTTATACATCTTTCAAGGTCTACATATCTTTTATTGAATCCCATGGGAATAATAATAAGAAACTTATAAATCAGAGTCAAAGTTATTTATCTTTTCCAAGTTAACAATTTGGAAAATATATGCCATAAT